GCCATGGTGCTTAGGATGCACTCAACTGTTTCCTCCAAAGTCCCTTAGGACAAGGAGTTAGTAGTGGGAAGTATCATAAGTCTCCATCCTTGCCGAGGATAGAGAATGCTCTTTATTCATTCTCAGGCGCCACCTCGTTCCGCGTCCCCCTTTGGGGGCTCTCCGGAGCTGCAAGTCTACGCAGTGAACTCCAGTATTTGTATACTGAAGAAACCCGCAGAGCGAAAGGGTCCAGCTCAGGGCGTACAGTTGCCTTCGTGGAAGGCAACGGCACCAGTCCCGCCTTATCAACAGATTTCCATATCTGATTGATAATCGCTGAGACTTGCACCAAGTTCATCTTGATGTTAAGTGCCTGGAGGTGACGTAGAGATTTCGAATGCAATTCGAGAGAATTGGCTGCAGAGACAATAGCTTTGTTTGCTGCACTATCCGTTAACGAAGTTACCGGATCTTCGAGTTTCTCAGAGAAGAATAAATCTTCCTGATAGTCCTCTAGGCTGGCGATCGCAGGATCCACCAGAGTGCTCTGTACCGCAGTACAAAATGGAGTTAATTGCGTAAGACTTGTCTCATCCATCGGACGAGACGTATCAGCGCTTTGGCTCCATAGCCATTCCGGCCAAGTCTTGAAAGCCAATCGAGCTCCCATAACTGGATTCGTCAGAGATACGCAAAGTGCGAGGACCCGTTTGGACAATTTATCCCAACGTGTCGCTCCCACCTTTGACGCGACTCTGAACCCTCCGCCAAGAGCCCGCACGAAGTTCCCGAGAGTACCCGAAGGGTACCAGGCAGCTAGTGCGCATGCTACTCCGGACTGGGACTGCGCTGCAGCCCAGAACTTTGTTGGCATGCCGGACAGGTCAGATCCCTCAAAGAAGAATCTTTTCGCAAACTCCAGTGTCTTACCAGAGCTTACTAGACTTTTCGCTAGCCCGATTTCCACTCCAAGCAACCGGCATAATGCACGGTACTTCTTGGCGACGCGGTCGTCAGCGATGACTATGTCATCACCTAGTACCGCGTATAGGGCAAACCAACCTTTGAAGCCCGCTCGTTGTGCGGAATACTGCACCATAGCGTGATGGATTAGAGCGAGCATACCCCACGAGGAGTATGCGCCCATCGGTTGACCGACAGCATAATGCAGGAACCGGGTTCCCACATTTTGCTCCCGTGCGATCCTCTTCGGAATCACATAGGGTCGATCAACCAAAAGGGCTGCCCAAGTTCTCGCGAACTTTTCACCAAATATACACGCTAGTAGGATCTGCTGGATGGTGATGGGTATACGATCCGTCGCGGACGAAAGATCGTAAGAGTAAATGATCTGACGAGAATTTACTCTCTTCAAGAGACTAATGACCGGCCTAAGCTGGTCAAAAGTCCCATCTTGCGGAATCTCTTTCAAGATGCCGAAGATCCACTTGTGAAGTGGATGAAGAGCCCATTGCGTCCAACAGTCTACCAGAGCTACTATCCGGACCTTCCCCGCCGCTTCTGGGAGTAGGGCAAGACGCCCGCAGACATTCTTGCCGTGTCCATGCGCATTCCGGACATCCGTCCGGTCCGTCGCACGGGCCCGCCGATAAAACACGGCGGTTTCTCCCAGCAATGTCCACATACTCTTTGTCGTTCCGAAACCTCCCGGAATACATTCTAGGAAGTCGCGTAATAGACAAGAGTTCAAGGACACGAACCCCTCCTTTCCAGGAGTGGCTAGCCAGCGCATCGCTGCGCTGAACCGGTGCGCGTACGAAGTTGGCGTTCCAGATAGCCAGGCAGGTACAGGCTTCTTAGCAGACCTAAGGGAGAGAACTTTCTTCTCAATTTCGGGATCCTCAAGTCGGTCCGCAGAGACTGAAGAGATCACAAACGGCTC